ACGCGAAAATTTTTGTAAATATTATTTACATGAATGGCTTGACCAACACGCGTTTAGTAACAGAAAAATGCCATATAGTGACATAATAGAAGAGTACGAAGATCAGCTTGTAGCAGATGATCCGATTGAGCAATGGAAAACATTGATATCAGAAATGGCAAACAAAAATGATAGGTGGCACGCCCCATCATTACAAAATTACGACGATACATATCTAGTAATAAAATCAATCGCTAATGAATGGAATGTAATTAAGTATGGCACGTAAAAAACGAAAAAGTAATTCTGCACCGCGAAGCGCTGCAGGATTACGAACAACAACAAAACAAAATAGAAATTTAATAAAACAAATTTTAGGACGATGGCGAACACAAAGAAAAGCACCAATAACGCTCCCAACATTACCCGCCTTGTCAATCGATGCAGTACCGTCTGCGATTGCGGCAAGTGGGTTGGTACAACCCACAGGGCGAACAAGACGTTCACAGCCTGAAAAAAATCAATCAGTCGATAAAATCGCGCGTCGTGAAAAAGTCTGTAAAAAACGCCCAGATAGCAAAAAGGCTCAAAAAGGTACTGGTGGATCAAAAGCGTTTGTACCATGGTGCTAATTGCCCTACCCTAGCGAAGCGACGGGCAGGGTAATAATTTATTATAAAAAGTGCTTGACTTTTTTTAATAAATATCGAAAAACTATATCTAGGGCTTAACACAAGAGTCTCAATGTGATCATATTATATATTATCGGCCATTGAGCAGTTAAAGCCCTCTTAACAAGAGGAGTAAAAATTGCACATTCTATTATTAAAACAAATACTAAAACCTATAATTACTAGATGTGGTACCATGCTTGGTGCATATCTTGCGGGTTTAGGTATAGCTACAGCTTCAGTTGATAGCATAATCATTGGAATGACAGTCGCCAGTGGCGTTGGAATTGACCTCCTTTCACGGAGGTTTGTAAAATGATTAAACAAATAATTATACATGCGTCAGCAGGTATCATTTTGGGATTAGCATTATTTGCTCCATTTATGGTGGCAATGTAATGGGTATTGGAAGTAGTTTAAAAAAATTAGGAAGAAAAATAGACGATTATACTGTGCAACTATCTAAAGATGTTGCACAAGATGCACTTGATTTTGCTACAGGCAAAGATCAAGAAAATAAAGCAAGAGCCGCGATTATTGAAGCTAATAAACAAGCTACAATAGCGGCAGAAAATGCAAGTCAACCAGTTGTTCAAAAATATAAAATAGATTTTGAAGGAACTATAAAAGCGGCAAGAGCCGCAGGAATTAATCCATTAACTGCATTAAGAACAGTAGGTTCTAATACAGAAAGTTCAACAACACAATTTCATGCACCAATATTAACAAGTATGCCTGCAAAATCTTCGTATTTTGAACGAGCATTTAATGTAGGTAAATTGTATTTTGGATATAAAGATTTTCAATCACAACGTGCTATATCAGCAACAAACACACGTTTAGAGCAAGATTATATACGTTCACAAACAAGATTGAATAATTTTAATACACAAACAGCATTTGATCCATACGCAGGTAGAACATCAATACCTGTACAAGTTGGCTTTGAAACAAAACAATTAGAGGTATCAGTTGCCAGGCGTTTAAACATATTACCAGGTGATACTTTAATGCCTGGAGAATTATCTGAAATTCAAGGTGAATTTTGGGGCGAAATTGGATCAGCATTTGCAACAAATGTACAAGACGCAATTATTAGTGGCGGTACATTAGGTACATTTGGATCTTATGGAAGTGATCCAAAACAATTGTTGAAAACACAAACTTATTCAGAGTGGAGCGCTGAACAATCAGCACAAACAGTACATCCAGTAATTAATGTGAGTAAATTACCAGTATCTAAATCTACAATGGACAAAGCAAGAACATATGGGATTGCTAATCCATTTATAAGATTTGTTGAAGAAGCTTTAAATTGAAAAATAAAAAACCATGCAAATGCAAGAATTGCCGAAAGCAATATAAACTAAAAAGGAAAGTTAAAAAATGAATGGAATGAACCAAAACAATCTTTTGACAACGCCGTTGACGCCTAAGCGATCAACAAGGATTGATCAAAAGACAGTTATTACATCAGGAAACGCAGGTAAAATTATACCTGTGGCATGTATACCACTACTCCGTGAAGACGGTGTAAAGCGATCAAGAATGCAAATCGCAGTGGAAATGATGGAAACAGCAGAGACCTTATTTAACGGCGTAAACGTGACTGTAAATGCTCACTTAGTACCTAAATTAGCATTTGATCGTTTTAATGGAATGGACGATTTAAACAGGTCATACCAAGGCGTACCACGTGAGGAAGGTGAAACACCTATCCCATTTATTGAAACACATACATTCAGCCAAGCTGATAATGAGTTTTATAAAACTTTAGGTATGCACGCTCAAGGTTCAGCAACAGTTAACCGCGATTACATCGAGGCATATAATACTGTTGTAAACTTTAGACGCAAAGAGCGTTCTTCAAGTTTAACAATGCGAACAATGACAGATACATCATTGGCACAAGCATTTTGGAACCATACAACAATGGCACACATTGTACCTGATTTCGATCAGGCTATAATTGATGGTGAAGTTGCATTAAATGTAACAGGACAGAAAAACTCTATTATTTCTAAAGATTATTCTAATCATCACGCAAATACATCAACATCATCATATAAAATTATTAATGGTTCAAATGGTTTTAACCCAACACAAACTGCTGATGGCGAATGGAATTGGGGTGAAGAAATATACGCAGAATTAGCAGATAATGGAATAACAGTTTCATTATCTAATTTAGAATTAGCTAAAAAGACACAAGCTTTTGCTAAAGCTAGAAGCATGTTTCAAGGTCACGATGACGATTACATTATCGACACTTTAATGTCAGGAATTAGAATTCCTGATCAAGCAATGAAACAACCAATATTATTAGCACAACAACGTACGCAAATGGGTTATCAACAACGTTTTGCATCTGACGCGGCAAATCTTGACGAGTCTGTAACAGTTGGTGGTGCATTGTTAGATATAACAATGAGAACTCCTGCTATAAATACAGGTGGTATAATTGTTATAACAGCTGAAATAACACCAGAGCAATTATTTGAGCGTCAAAAAGATCATTACTTGCACACTACAAATGTTAATAGTTATCCAGAGTATACGAGAGATGAACTAGATCCTGAGAAGGTAAGTATTGTTACAAATGATCACATTGATGTTGATCATGCTACACCAAACAATGTTTTTGGTTATGCACCACTTAATCATGAATACATGCGCAGTGCTCCAAATATTGGCGGTAAATATTACCGACCAGAAGTTGATGCGGCATTCGATGAGGACAGACAAAAAATCTGGGCAAATGAAACTATTGACCCAGAATTAACAGAGGATTTTTATCTCTGTAATAATGTTCATCACAAAGTATTTGCTGATAGTACATCTGATGCATTTGAAATTACCGCACGCGGCACATTTGAAATCACAGGAAATACAGTATTCGGCGGAGCGCTAAAAGAAGCAACCGACGATTATAATGAAGTAATGTCTCAAGTTGACCAAACAAGGTTAACAAAAGCATAAAAGTCTCCTCCCCTGCCCTGCACCGCGAAGCGCTGCAGGGCGAAATAAATAAACCATATAGGAAAAAAAATGAAACGTTATCAAATTCAAGCCCTCGATGGGTGGAACAAATTAAAGTTAAATGAAACTTTAGAATTTGTTGTTAAAGGCAATAGCCGAACCATACGTGTTGAATTTAATACAAGCGACAAAGTGGCATTGTATGGATCAAACACAAAAGATTTCAAAGATGAAAAACTTTTAGTTAGCGAAGAAGGTCTTTTTACGCTGATAACATCTATATCAAGTACACTTTATGTAAGAGCAGTATCAAAGGATAAGAGTGCATCAATAACTTACAAAAATCGTGCGTCAGATCACATTGTTGAAAAAATGTCTGACGTTAAGTTTACTGGTCTTGAGATGCGCAGAACTCGTAATCCAGAAATGGAACGACTAATGCATATGGTAAAAACAGCACAATCCGAAAGAGAACAAATTCTCTTGGCTGAAATTGCAAAGGTAAAAGCGCAAAATGAAGAGGTTATTGAAGATAATGCAAAAACTTTCCCAGAGCTTAAAGCAGGAAATGCACCATCTATGCCTCCAAGCGGGATATCAGCAGACAACGTGGAAGCAAGTGAAGAAAGCACTGCAGATACCAGTGAAGCGGTTGCCGCAAGCGAAGACGCATCAACTAGCGATACAAGCGCTAAGTAATAAGTCTTTTATAAATTCTAATAAGTATAAGGAACAACAATTAAGGGCTGTGCGTGAAGGCGCACACCCTGACTTGATAGAATTTGAACGCAAAATGGTTAAAGCCTGTAAGGCGTACAATATACCCGTATTTGCTAGTGAAATGTGGCGAACTGCAGACGAACAAACACGTCTGTATAAAAAAGGCGTTACATTAGCAAAGGCCAACAAAAGCCCTCATCAATATGGGCTTGCTGTGGATATTATTCACAGTGTTAAAGGTTGGGATTTGCACGAAAAAGAATGGGCAATGCTCTATACAATTGGTATGGAAGTTGCCCGAAAAATGAATATCGACATGGAATGTGGATATAAATGGAAGTTTTACGACCCTGCTCACTGGCAGATTAAAGGTTGGAAAACGCTAAAAACCGATGATGGGGAAATATTATATTAACCCAACATCAGCCAAACCCCCCGTAGACGTCAAGGATCGGAGGGGGGTTTGGCGGAAAGATATACCACTCTTGTTAGTATATGCATTTAGTGACTGGAAACGAGGCAACGAAGAAAAAACATGTGTATTTCACCAAATAACATAAGCGAAGTTGGCCTTGTTGCCTGTCACAAATGCTGGCAATGCAGGGAAAACAAAGTAAATGACTATGTTGGGCGCTGCATTGCCGAAAGTCACCATAGTGACGAAACACTAAGTGTAACATTGACATACGGAGATGGAGACACGCCAGAAAGCGCAACATTAGTATATAAACATTATCAGCTCTTTATGAAAAGCCTGAGAAACGAAGGCTATAAAGTCCGCTATATCGTAGCGGGTGAATATGGATCAACTAAGGGGCGCGCACATTGGCACGCAATACTTTTTTTTAAAGGTAAAGTGCCAAAAAACATCGAATATGATAAAAGGATCAATTGGAAACATTGGAACAGAGGTTATTCGTTTATCGAAAAACCTTCATATAAATCATATCGATACGTCATGAAGTACATCTTAAAAGATACACAACTTGACGTACAAAATGGTCATTTTTCACTAAGTAAAAAACCACCACTCGGAGACCAATATTTCAAGGAACTGGCAAAAAAATATGTCGATAGTGGACTTGCACCACAAACATTTATGTATCAATTCGACAACGAATTTGATGGTCAAGGAAACCGCAGGGAATTTATGATCCAAGGAAAAACACGCGAAAATTTTTGTAAATATTATTTACATGAATGGCTTGACCAACACGCGTTTAGTAACAGAAAAATGCCATATAGTGACATAATAGAAGAGTA